CTCGTGGGTTCGGCAAAACAGTTTCTGCTACCAAAGCTTCTATGATTTGGGCTCAATTAGACGAGCCTGATATGTCCACTTTGATTGCTTCTTCAACTTCTCCTCTCACCGAGGACATTTTGAAAGCTATCCAAGCTGTTATGAGTGGAGATGATCCAGATTCTTGGTTTACTTGGCTTTATGGAAACTGGCGACAAGGCTCTAGAGAATGGCGTTCTAACTACTTCGTACACGGAGCACGTCGCGCTAAAAACATCTCAGAACCCTCATTTGACACAACTTCAGTTGACGTTGGAATGACTGGTTATCACCATCGTATTCATCATTGGGATGACCCAATCCACAAAAATAAACTTCGCGATGGACGCGATGCTTATATGAGAGCAGTCCACGACGCTGTTAATGCATCATACAACGCTCTCCAATCCAACGGACTTCTCATGTTTACCCTCACTCGTTATCTCGATGATGACGTTGCAGGCAGACATTTCCGAGAAGAAGGTATCGCTACTTGGACTGGAATGACTTGTCCAAATTCCTCAATCTTCGAAAAAATTCCAATGGGCGAAGGTAACTGGCATGTTTTCTTCTGGCAAACAGAAGACGAACTTACTGGAAAACCAACGCACCCAATTTTGATGGACGAAAAGAAAATTGCTGATGCAAAACGCCGAGACCCGGAAGATTTTGCTTGTCAGCAACAGAATAATCCAGGAACAGGAGAACGCGCTGTTCTCACTGAACAACAAATCCCCGGGCTTTTCGTTGACTACAAAGACGCCCAATTCGAAATCCCCATCGAGGCAGCTAGCATCCACATCGACACAGCTTTCAAAACTTTGAAAAAAGTTAGAACTGGCGATGATTGCGCAATTGTTGTCTGGCTCCACGATGCTCGTCGTAATGGAATGGTTTATCTCGATACAGATAATCTCTTAGCTTCCAACGAACTTCGAGAAGAACAATTCAACACTCAATTAATCAATCGTTTTATCAATCTTCGCCGCCGCATGATCCCCGTCAAAAAGCTAACTGACGAAGTAGAGCCTGGAGGGAAGGCCGAGACTTACAAAAATCGCCTACTTTCAATCCTCTACAGTGCTGGACTACCAATGTCTGGCTCTAATTTCATGCAACTTAACCGTACCACTGATAAAAAAGCGCGAATTCGTTCCGCTCTAGGTTATTGGGCAGAAGGTTACGTTAAGATTTTCCTTCACAAAGACATTAAAGGTGAGTGGATTATCCCACCAGTTCTGCGAAAATTCATTGCTCAAATCACTCGAATTGACGTTGTTCAACACGATGATCTTGCTGACGCAGCTACCGACGTTTTCGTTCCTGGTATTTGGATTAGACCACAGCGAATTCAAGCCTACTCAGAAGAAGGAGAAAATCCTTGGGCTCCTGGGGACGATAATCTCAAATCCTTCTCGCGCCCTATTTCGAACGAAGAACTTTTCCGAATGATGGACGCTGAAAACAAAGAAATTCAAAACACCCTCGGTCCTGGGCATGGTTGGGACTACGAACTTAACTACGATATAGACTATGTACATAGTCCAATTAAATAGAAAGAATCTATGAAAATCGTAATTTTTGACCTCGAAACTCGGATGGGTCCTCGTGATCTATCCCCTGATGATGAAAAAGCCGGATGGGATGCTTTACGAAATGGTGAGGGCGGGATATCCGCTCTCGCTATTTTCGACATGCAAGAAGATTGGCTTTACCTCTACGACGACATTTCCATCAATTCTGCTGCCTCTCACATCGAAGATGCAAGCGTCCTTGTCTCATTTTGTGGCGAAAGATTCGATGTTCCTTGTATGGAAGGAGTCCTCGGACGAAAATTACGCCTCAAACATCATTTCGACATATACACAGAAATTTCTAAAGAAAACGCCCGTCGAGGAATCAAGACTTATCGTGGTGATTTCACCCTAAATGCAGTTTGCCAACGAACACTTGGCTACGGCAAAATAGGCCACGGCTCAAATATCGGTAAATTGCTACAAGAAAATCGTTATGGCGAACTTTTCAACTACTGCGGTCATGACGTAAAACTTACTCGCGACCTTCTTCGCTTCATTATCTCGAATGGAGGCGTCCAGGGTAACAACAATACATTCCTCCCTGTCTCTGTCCCAGACTGGATAAGCAAGCTTGCAGTTATGTTGTAAGGAGACATAATGATTGTTTACAACGAAAATAACAATAAACAAAGCCTTGTAATCGAGCGGGCACATGGGGCAGAAGCAAGTCGTGATCAAATCATTGATCTTGTCACTTCTCGCCGCAAACGAAGTGAAGATTACTTCATCGGAATCCGAGCTTCTTGGCCTCGCCTATATGATTTATGGAGAGGAACGTGGACCGGACGATTCCATCCACACAAAAATAATGTCCACATCCCTCTCATCTTCTCTGCAATCTGGGCAGACGCCGCGAGGAAAGCGAGCACTTCTCTAAACCAAAATCCTATGATTCAATTTCTAGGATACGGACAAGATGATATGCCAATTGCTCGTAAGCGTGAGTCTCTTGTTGCCGCACAGATGAAAGATGATAATGCTTATTTGAAACATGTTGACCTTATCCTCCAAGCTGATCTTTATGGCAAAGGAATTATGCAGGTCGGCTGGAAATATCAAAAAGAAAATCGCCTAATTGAAATTGTAGATCGACTCCCAATGTCGGGTCGAGCAGTAAAACAAATTAAAAAAGCTGAAGTCGTATCCTTCGATGGCCCTGTCACTGAGATTATTGACCTTCTAGACTGTTTCCCACAGCCTATGGTTAAGAACCTTTACGACATGAAGTGGTTTATTCGAAGATATTTCCTTGATCTCGATGATATTCGCTACCTCGTTTCCGAAGGCGTTTTCGACTCAGCTGAATTAGCTCGTCTTGAACGTGAGGGAAGCGTCTACTCCAATACCGCCGATTCGCAATCAATGGTTCGCCGTTTTGCTGTCCGCGCTGGAATGGACGATGATTCTGCCCGTTGGCAGGATAAATACTCCCGTCCCATCGAGATTCTAGAACACTGGGGTCACATTCCTTCCGAACTATGCCAGGACGGAATCACATCACGTAAAATCTGTGTTGCTAATGGTCGATATCTATTAGCTAATCGACCAAACCCCTTTTGGCATGGCAAGATTCCTTTCATTGATTTTTCTGCGACTCCAGACATGCATTATTTCTTTGGCCCAGGAAAGGCAGAAATTGTCGAAAAACTTCAGATCGTTGGTAATCGTTACCTTAATCAGACTCTTGACGCCGCTGATTTGGTTATTGATCCTATGTGGTTTTATGACAGAGGCGCTAACATCAATACTCGTAATCTTTATTCTCGTCCTGGACGATGGATCGGAGGAGACGGAGACCCAAATAAATTCGCCGCCCCAATGCAAGCAAATCTTGCAGGCTTAACAGTTGCAGATGCTAAAATCGCCCAAGTACGTGAGTTCATTCAAATGGGTACTGGTATCGTAGATGATGCAGTTGCTGGTCTTGAAGGAGATCAACGACAAACTGCACGAGAATTCTTGGGCCGTCGAGAAGCAGCAGGAACTAGACTTCTTCTTGAATCTCGTATTTATGAAGAAATGACACTTGAACCACAAGCAAATATGTTTGTTTTTCTTGACAAGCAATACCTAGAACCACCAGTTGAAATTCTTATCTTAGGTGATAGCGCATTAGTTGATCCTGTAACAGGAATGCCAATTCCAGCCACACGCGAGGTACTAGACCATTATGATCTAGTTCCTAATTATGCAGCTAAAGCAGTCGGAGCTACCTCGGCGCTGACTAAGGGAATGAAGCAAGAAAGAATGCTACAGCTTCTTCAAGCTCTTTCATCTCCTCTAGGTCAGCAAGTTATGATGCAAATCAACGCAGTTAATTTCTGGAGAGGTATTTTCCGAGATTTCGAAGTCCCTAATATCAATGAAATCTTCCAAATCAATCCTATGCTTAATCAAATGGCGATGCAAGCATCTGATGGACAGGGAGCGCCAGGAGTTCCTTCTTCCGGAGAAATTGTCCAAGGAAGCGGTCCTCTCCCAATTCCAGGTGGAGAAGGTTTAAATGCTGGCGGTGGTATTAAGAACACATTGCCTCAGATGTAAGAAAGGCCAAATATGGCATCCTTTAATGAAGTATTTGATGTAAAAACATTAGATGACTTTCAACTAGGTCATCTTCAATACATCTTAACTTCTCCTAGCTATTCAGAAGTTTTTCAGCCTTACTTAGTACATATGAGAAATAGCCTCAGTGAGAAGCTTCTTGATCCTGATGAACATCGAAAAGAACAATATCCCTGTGATTTTCTTCGCGGTGGTATTTTGATGATCGACGGACTTCTTTCGCTTTTCAACAATCTCATCCAGGAAACAGAAATTGAGCGTATTGCCAGAACACAAGTTGAAATGACAGAACGTCAACATTATGATTTGATTCGTCAAACAGGTGGTACTCACCCAATGAATGCAGTCAAAGATTATGATGACAATGACGATTTTTAACCCGTAACGAGACAACCTCTACGGAAAGGAAAACATGGACCCTATTTCAATGACACAAGCAGAAGCAGCGATGCTCGAATCAATCAAGCAAAATATCGTAGACCCAGAAGTTATGGGGCCAATGGAAACACTTGATTGGCAACATGGAGCACCGCCACCCCCAATTCCCCTCGTTCCAGCGGACAACCCACAAGGAATCGAGCAATCACAGCAGGAAGTTCGTAAGCCTGAAACAGTAACAGCGGACAACCCACAAGTTACTCCTCCAGCAGATTCAACTGCGACCCCACCAGCTAGAGAGATTGATTGGGAATCTCTCCGACAGCCTAATGGACTTATCCTCGGAAAGTATAAATCCGAGGCTGAAGCTACAAAAGGTGTAGCACATGCGGTGGAAATGGCTAAAACTGCACTTGCCCAAAAAGCTGAACTTGAAGCTAAATTGGCGCAAATGAGTCAGCCTACTCCACAGTACCAGCTTCCTCCACAACAGACCAGCCACGAGGTAATAAAGAGTCCTCGCATGGTCGTTGATAATACGAAGCTCGATACTGTCCTATCGAAGATTGTAGAAGAAGGTGGTACTCTAGATCAACAGAATATCACTGATTTGCGTGAAGCCTTGCTAGAGACTTCACAGCAGATTTCTGCAAAAACTGTGGAGGACGTTCTTCTAGAACGTGATTCTCGTAATCGACAAGAAAACGATGAATGGACAAAAGTTGATAATTATATGCGCTCCAATTATCCCGACGCTCTCAACTTTACAGATGAAATTAGCGTTTTCGTACAGACTTCACCTTTCGTGAATACAACTGTCAACGCTCTTATTTCCTCTGGACACAAGGCTGAAGCAGCCGAATTTGCTTGGAAAGAATATAGTCGAGCTAGAGATGTTGAGGTTACTGCTGCCAGAGCCGCAGATAACCAGGTAAAAGAGATCACTCTTTCTGCCGCAGATCAAGTTCGACGTGAAGCTGTTGAGCAGGCGAGAAAAGATGCAGGAGTAATGACAACCATTGCTTCTGGAATTCATGAAACGCCTCCTTCTGGAGCTTCTCCAAGTGAAATTGAAAATGCTGCAGCTGAAATGAGAATGCTCGGATCAGCCCCTGGTTCCCCAGGAGGCGCAAGATGGAGAGCACTAACAATTGGAAAGGACTTAAGAGGTCCTTTATTTGACTAAGGAGAATTAAAAAATGGCCGGAACCGTTCCTGGTAATCTTGGCATTTACAAGTGGGGGCTAACTCCTGGACAAGGCGTTAACCGAGAAGACCTACTTGACCAGATTACTAATGTTGACCCTTGGGATACACCATGGGTATCACAGGCACCTAAGGTAACTGCACAGCATGTTTACCACCAGTGGCTAACTGATACTCTTGGAACCGTTGATACAACTGGCGCAGCTGAAGGCGCTGATTATGGGTATGAGTCCACCGATACTCCTGCTCGTGTATTCAACATCACTATGATTTTACGACAGGATATCGGTGTATCCGAAACACAGCGAGCAGTTAATTCTGCTGGATTCCGCGATGCTTATGCTTATGAAATTCAGAAAGCAACCAAGCGTCTTGCGATCAAGCTAGAAAAACTAGTTTTCGCTAGTGTCACAACCGCAACTGGAGCTTCTGCTACTGCCGGTGGTTCCGCGAATGCGCGTGTCATGAAGAGTCTACAGACTTTCATCGTCACCAATACAGCTTTCGCTGGTGCTAATGGTGGAACAGTTGGAAATACCACAGCTGACGGCGTTATGACAGTCGGTGATTTTAACGACATGCTAGAGCGCGTTTATGCTGCTGGTGGAAATCCTGAGCAGGTCTACGTTTCACCAAAAGTAAAACGTCAGGTTTCTGCTCTATC